CCCGGCACGCGCCGCTGGCGCCACTGGCGCGGCCTTCGCCGGGGCGGCCGGCCGCGTGGTTGACGGCGGCGGCGCCTCAGCCTCCTCGTCCCGCGGTGGCGGCAACGCATCAAGCTTTTCCGCCATGGCATCCCACCAAGCGTCCGACTTGCGAGAAAGGCCAAGATGCTCCGCCACCCATAGCGCATACACCGCGCAGTCCAGTGCTTCGACGCGCTTGCGCAGCGCCGTCCACAGCGTACGAACTCCGGTCGCCGTCTTGCGCGACACCCGCGCTTCGCCTGAGAACTGCCGGAACCATTCGTCCGACAAGTCCTCCGAAAGGTGGACATAGCCCGGGCCCGGCGTCTCGATAGCCAGGCGACTGTGCAGCAGATCCTTGGCCAGGTTCGTGCCGACGTGCCACAGGATCACGCCCTTCTTGATCCGCTTCCCTCGCCAGTCGATATCCACCTGGCCGGCGCCATCCTTGATGGCCTTCTCACCGAAGGGGCGACCGCGGACGGCAAAGACCCGGCGCGCCTTGTTGCGGCGCGCGAAATCGTAGACCGCATTCGAATGGTGGCCGCCGCTGTCAATGGCCGTGGCGTAGATACTCATCTGCTGGCCGCCTTCATGCTGGAAGCGCCGCTCGAACAGGTAAGCCGCCACGTTGGACCAGACCTCGTCCTCCGCCGGGTTCCCGTGGAATATCTGGTGATCGACGGTCCACATTTCTCCGCCGCGACCGAATCCCCAGACGCCAACCTCCACCCGATTGCCCTGGGTGTCGCAACCTGCGAGCAACAACGAACAGCCCATAGGAACGAGGTTCTCGGCCAAGCCTGGAAGGCGATAGGCCTCGATCTCGGCGCGCCGCTTCAGCTCGTCCGCCTCGATCTTCTCGACCTCGCCCTCCCAGGCCTGGCCCAGGGTGGTGTTCCAGAAGGTCTTCAGCGGCTCGTCATCGCCCAGCTTTGCCTTGGCGTAGGCCTCCAGGAACTCACGGACCAGCTTGGCCCAGCTAACCATTGGGCTGTACGCAGTCCACACGTGGAAAGCGACGCGCCGATGAGCCGGTATTACCTCGCCAGCCGCGCTACGGAAAACGCCGTCGCGGTCGATGGTGGTGCCGTCCGAACCGCACCAGAATCCAGATTCCGATGCCTCCAGGTACTCGCTCTGGGTGATAAGGCAACCACAGTGCGGGCATAAGTGCTTCACCGATTCTGGATCGCCGTCGATCCACTTGAACCCGTGCGGTTCGTCCTTACCTCCCCAAGTCAGCGCATGATGCCCGTCGCAGTGAGGGCACGTGATGTGATAGTCATATCGCGCATCGGCGCCGGCTGCGCGCTTATCCATCAGGCAGGTCTCTTTCAGCTTGGGCGTGGACCCAACCACCATCTTCGGGAACGTGGCGCCCTCCAGACGCTTGGCCGCCAGCTGGCCGGGGTCGCCCTCACCGTCAATGTTCGAATCGAACGAACTGAACTCGTCCAAGAATGCGACACCGATAGACAGCCGTCGGTAGTTGTCGCCCGAACGACCGCCGCGAAGGTGCAGCACGCTGCCACGGAATTTCTTAACCAGGAGCGTGTTGTCCTTGTGACGCGCCAGGCGAGTCGGAAAGATCGGATGCATCGCCGTCACGTCGCGCAGCATCGGTTCCAGTTCGGTCTTGACGAACTCGTCACGGGCGCTGTCCGTGGGCTGCCAAAGCGCCTGATTGCGCCGCTTATGCTCCGCGAAGTACCCAATGGCCGCCAGCAGGATCTTCGTGTAACCGACGCGGGCCGACTTGATTACGTCAACCTCGTGCACATCGTCGCTACCAACGCAGGCAAGGATGGCACGCTGAAACGGCCAAGCCTCCCAACGCTGTTCGACATACGACGATTCGGCCGAAAGATAAAAGTTGCGCTCGGCCCACTCCCGCAACGTCATTGGCTCGGGAGTGGCGAAGGTTGCAAGCCCACGTCGCAGCGCGCGCGCGACCGCGGCGCGATTGGACTCTATGAGCATTACTCACCCTCGTTCTCTTCGTCAGCCTCCAGATCCTCCAGCGACAGGGATGCAATTGCGTTGCGAGCCCTTGCAAGCTCGCGGCGCACAATCGTCAGATCCGCATCAGTCAGATTCGGCAGCCGGCGCTTCAGTGCCGTGGGAATAGCATCCATAGCCGCGCTTACCTTCGTGCCCGCCCGAGTCAAGACCTCCTCCAGCACGCTGACGGGCGCAAGCTCGCCGCGGGCAACCGAGTTCTCCATCTCGATTCTGTCGGCCTGTGCCGCATATAGTCGCGCCTTTTCCTCCGCAGGATCGAGCGTTCTTGTTTCCTCGCCGGCCTGGCGCCCTGCCGCTATGTCTCGAATGTGCCCACAGTAGGACAGCAGCCAGTTTCCCAGCGTATCGCCCGCGACCATGACGCCACGCATGAGCAAGCCGCTGACGGCAGGCTGCGTGATCCCGACCAGTTGCCCGAACCGGGCCTGGGTCGTCTTCTTGTCAAGGTCGATCATCTTGCGGTGGACAGGGCCAGATCTAAGGCGGTGGAAAATTCGGCGTCGTAGCGTTCGCTATAGACCGCCTCTGCCGTTTCGTAGAAGGGGAATCGCTGCGTATAGGTCGGCTGGGCCAGCGCAAGCAGGACCGGCTTTACGTCCGCTCCGTGCGTTCCGGTCTTCCGCCATACACCAGCAGGCAGATGCTGCTCACGATTTCCGGACATGGACCCCTTGCCGCGGGAAACGAAGTACTGCACGCCGTTGATGCGCCTGTAGCCTTCAGGCGACCGCCCCACCTTTGCAGTGCGTGCGCGGCTGCGCGGCGTGGAGTTCGCCCTGTAGCCTTGCTCGCCGAACGCCTGCAGATACGACAACAGGCGCACGACTTGGCCGCGCGACATGTTGCCGTAGGCATCCATTTCCGCCGCTGCGGCCGGCACCGTAAACGCCCCCGTCGGAAGCCCTACTCTGGCAAGTGCGCGCTCGGACCGCTTCAGCCTGCGCCCACCGCCTAGAACCTGGGGCGGCAGATACTTGTCGGCGGAAATTCCCTTGCCGGCGGCGTCGCGGTAATCGACCGTGGCCACCAGATTGTCTTTGGTGGCCCGGACAAGTCGCAACGCCCGCATCGTGTACGGGGTCGGGCGATCAAAGACCTCTGCGGTGACCTGCGCCAGCGCATCGAGGACGTGTTGCCCGACCCGATTCAAGGCCAAGGCTGTCGCATATGGCAGCTGCCTCTGAACCTGGCCGTAGAAATCCACGCCCTCACGAATCGTAGAGTGGTGGCGCAGCTTCATGACGGTCTCAGATTTGTGCCCCTCACCGCCGAATCCGCGCGATGGATAGGTGGGCGAAATTATTATTACCCCCCCTTAGCGCGCCCGTGACTAGCGAGCGTTCGGGGTTCGAATTACCCTTACCGGACTGATTTCCGCAGGGGCCCCCGGGGTTTCCCTAGAACCTTAGTCATCCGTCTTCGATCTGGCAACGGGCCTCGTTGAGCCCATCAACACAGCGTCTAAGTGGCTCGGATGGCCCACGCTCACCCAAATATCTGCTTGTTCACTTTCCGATAAGAGTGTTATCTCTATGACCGATCCTGTACTGCCTATGTTCTATTGAAGCATCCCATAGCTTGTTCCAACTAGATGAGGCGTTCAATGACCACAAGACGCGAGTTCCTAGGCTCGGGTGCACTCGTAGCACTCGCTGGCGCAACAATAGTGTCCGGCCCGGCTAGCGCACAGACAAGCGCTGATCGACCTGGATTCTTCAGCGCCAAGGACATTGCTGAGGCAGGGTTCATCTACGGCTTGCCTATCGTGATGAACTATGCGGTGATGTACGAGTACGCCGTAGATCGCAATTCGGGGCAGTTCAAGGCCCCGTTCAATCACATCAAGAACGAACCGAACGTCTTCACCTATAAAGATACGGCAATCGTCACACCAAACAGTGACACCCCATATTCCTTTGTTTGGATGGATCTGCGAGCGGAGCCCGTGGTGCTCTCCGTTCCGGAGGTCGAACCCGAGCGCTATTACTCGGTCATGCTCTGCGACGGCAATACTTACAACTATGGCTACATCGGCACGCGTGCCACAGGAAGCGAGGCTGGCGACTACATGGTGGTCGGCCCTGCCTGGAAGGGCGATACCCCACCGGGCATCAAGCGGGTGTTCCGTTCGAGCACACAATTCTCCCTTGCGGGCTATCGCACTCAGCTTTTCGGGCCGGATGATCTCGATAACGTTAAGAAGGTACAGGCCGGCTACAAAGTGCAGATGCTCTCGGCCTACCTGAAACAAACTCCGCCGCCAGCCGCACCATCCATCGACTTCCCCAAGATCGACAAGGAACTTGTGAAGACGAACTTCTTCGAGTTTCTCGACTTTGCGTTGCAGTTCGCACCGCCGGAATCCAACGAGATGGGAATCCGCTCTCAGCTCGCACGCATTGGCATTGGCCCTGGCAAGGCCTTGAACTTTAAGGATCTTCCTCTGGAGCAAAAGCTGGAACTTGGTCTCGGCATGAAAGAGGGCCAGCGAAAGGTCGACGAGGCGGTCGCCAACGTTGGTAAGACGATAAACGGCTGGCGGGTTAGTGGTCTTCCAGGCGATAGCGCTCACTACGATGGCGACTGGTTAAAGCGAGCCGTCGCTGCTCAGGCCGGCATTTATGGCAATGATCCGGCAGAGGCTACCTATCCTTTCACACGCGTTGACAAAGATGGGCAAACGTTAGACGGCAGCAAGCATAGTTACACGCTAACCTTCCCGGCGGGGCAGTTGCCACCTGTGAATTCGTTCTGGTCGCTCACGATGTATGACGGAAAGTCCCAACTTCTTATCGAAAATCCGATCCACCGCTATCTAATTAATTCACCCATGTTACCCACCATGGCCACGAATGCAGACGGGTCCCGAACGCTCTACATACAAAACAAGTCCCCGGGCGCAGACAAAGAAGCTAACTGGCTGCCCGCTCCGAACGGGCCAATTTACTTGGTAATGCGGCTCTACTGGCCAAAGACGACGCCACCTTCGATCCTGCCAGTAGGGGAAGGGACATGGTCCCCCCCCGGAATAGAACGTGTCTCCTAGTCACAGACCGCGTGAATCCTCGCTGTGTGGCGTGTAAGGCCGACGGCACACCATGCGCATGCCTGCTGAAACGCAAGAGCTCTGACCGGAGTCTATATATCGGGGCTTTTTGGTGTGGGGGTACCCTGAAGTGTAGCGGGCTACGGGGAACGAACCCACGTAAGAGGCTTGGAAGGTCCCTGCCTGAGCACTCTGCCAAGCCCACAGAATTGAAACAAACTTCGACCATAGCGCGCATGGCTGCTGGATGTGAGCTGAAGTTGTATTGACCAACCAACGGCACAGTGAATCAATGGTTGCAGGAAGGTATGCCTCAACGGAGAGGACTATGCAACCACACTACACAAAACGAACAATTGAAGTTATCGCTGTGGCATTGGACGGTACTAAATACGTCATCCAACGACGCTGCAAGGTTCTGGCGGGAGATGACGGCGAATATGCATACTTCTACAGCAGCCTCGCCGACGGACGTGTGGTTTCATGGCTCGGCGCAAACCGCTATCGGTTGCCCGACGGCACGGCCGTCCAGGCAATATCGTCTCGCTTAATCGTCGCCGGCAGTAGTTGAAGGGAAAGCGGAGTGAATCGCCCTTTTACTGCGTTGCTTGAAATACCGCTGCCTACCATGGGGAAGTCCGCAGAAATGTGAAAACCGCCTTTCGCAAGGCGGTTTCGAGTCGAGCATGGCGTAAGGCATAGGCCCGCTCTCAGCTTTCACATGTCAGCCTGATCGTGAGAGTCTGCTCGACAGTCTCTCATCGACTGTCGGGCATTGCGTTCGCTGATCGGCCGCGGGGCATTCATCCGAAGCAGACGCCCCAGCAGATACCGCACTCATCTCAAGCGTCGCCCACTGCGATGAACATGTTTCGCTCTATGGCGTCTGCCATCTCACGCAGCCGACTTGCCCGCTCGTACTTTGTCATTTTCTGAGCCAGCATCGTGCCACCTTCCTACACATCTGAAAAAGCCCATCAGCTTCATGCGCAGGAAATCTAGCGGACGTCTATCAGAAAGGTCGAACATGAGCGTCGACCAAATGACGCCCATGATTTATTGCCGCATCCACCGCGATTACAGGGCTTGAAACAAACCCTCCAGAGGCAAAGAGTGGCACCTCCTGTGGCTCGTTCAACTCATGCTGGTCCGAAACGGCACCCAATGCCACAGTTGCGACAAAAGCGGGCCGCTGACTGCCTCCAACCGATATGCGAGAGACACTAGCCGTTAGTCGATAACCTTTATAGACCACGTTGTTGGGGAACATTAGTCCTCCCTGTCTATTCATCAGTCCAGGACCGTTGTTCACAATGCACGAATTTGCGTTGCATGCGGGCCTTTAGCCCCTTGCGCGGTGACGTAGCTCACGCGTTGATTCTCGACCAATACTTTGTGGCCATCGCCACTGACGATTTCAGAGAAATGAGCAAATAGGTCCTTGCCGCCATCCTCTGGCATGATGAACCCAAAGCCCTTGGCGTCGTTGAACCACTTAACTATTCCGGTTTCCATTTTTCAACTCCTTGCATAGCGGGCGAAGCCCGAAAAGGGAGCTAATCAAGGAAAGGACTGCGAACAATGAGGCACCCTGAAGGGTACAAAACCGGACGGAAATCGCGATGCTCGAAAAGCCGCTAACCCACTATGGGCGCATAACTTTCGAAAGTCAACCTACGTTTCTAATTAGCATCAAACCGCAATTTAGACCTTGGCCGCAGGGTGTCGGGCAGAGTGCAACACGCTCGCTAAGTCTTGTGTAACGACTTCCCTTTATTGCGATGGGCCAGTCGCAGGTCGCGTATGCTGAACACATGGAGTTTGAACGTGCGTCACCTCGCCGTATCGCCATGTGGGAGTACAAACATGCAACAAGTCCAATGCCAGCACGATCCATCCTTGCAACTTGAAAGGCAGAGGACGGCGTTCACGTCCGCACGATCATCGGCGATAACGTGAACGCTATCAGAAGGTCCATTGCTAGACTCGCGCACACCTTTGTTAAGCTTTTCCCTCCTGCATCACCCCAAAATGCGGGGAGAGAATCGAGCATAAGAACAAAACCTTCACATCCCGTCATTTCGTCGCCATGGCGTATCTACCGCATCTACGCCCGCCCAGGCCATTTGCTAATTCGAAACGAGCAAGGTCAAGTACTCGATCTGGGGGTCATGAAGGGCCAAGTACCCAACCTCACCTATCGACTTTTCATCGGTGGATTGAGCGGCAGAAACTTCGCGAATCGCACCCAATTGCTCGATGATGTAGCTCGCCGCTTCCAAGCTGGCGAAGTTGGCAAGGAACTGCTTTCTCTCCCTCAGTGGGAAAAAACACCCGGAGCAGATCTAGATCGGGGCACGCATGTGGACGTGTCCATGAGGGTTAAGCGTTGAAGCACTAGCGAGTTAACGCCCAGCGAGGATTGCCAAAAGGACACATGAAAAAACCCGCCTGCTTTCGCCTGGCGGGTTTTCGGGTGCATTACATGCGGGCGCACCTGTGGACGGAGAAATTGTCGCGGTTCCTGTCGCACTAATCAACTACTTCATGTCGCACTTTTCCACCGATACACAGCAGCGTTGCGAACACCGGGGCGGCTGGGCCGGCGCAACACTTGCCCGTGATCGATAAGTGCGGTGACCGCGCGCAGTACGCCTTGCCGCGCCGCCGTGCGCTCCTTGATTGTCAGTTCCCGCGCCCCCGTCGCGGCTCTCACGAGATCCGCCATCTTGAATTCTCGACCGGGATACGGGGCCATCAACCCGATGATTTCCTTAGCAAACTTCACGTTTCACCTTGTCTTTGAAAAGCCCCAGATACAGCCTGTATTCGGTGGCCGAAATTGCCTTGCCCGTCACCTGGGCAATCCAGCGCAGGGCTGCCGCGCGCCGCTGGTGCGCCTCCAGCCCTGCGAACCGTTCATGACGCTGCGGATACTCGGCGATGATGATCATGCGTTCAAGGAGAGGTAGCGCCTGATGCAGACGCTCAACCGCCATCGCATGGTCCACCTCGATCGGGTGGTAATCCTCAGTCGCCGGCTCGTACCACACCATGTTTCCAACTGATGCACCGGACCAGCACCAGCGCGCCCAGTTCCACAAAACGGCGTTAGCGTCGAATCGGTCAGCCATTGCGCCCCCGAGCCTTAGCCCAGCTCCTTAAGGAGCGTGGCAATCTGCTTGACCTTGGCCAACTCTTTCGCATCCGCTGCCGCGCGCTCCTCGATCATGATTGCGGCCTGGTCGATCTCTTCGGCCAACGTCCCCAGCCCAGCCATAACCGTCCGAACCTTTTCGGCGATGATCGCCAGCACGTCCATGGGCGCCGCTTGCTTTGTGCCCCCGAGTACATCAACGGGTTCCTTGCCGTGGAAGGTGTTGCTCATCATCTGCTGCCCCTGATTCGTCATCGTCAATTTTTCCTTCACCTCAATGCGCCGGAACGACCCCGGCACAACCTCTTTGATCAACCCCGCCTCCCTCAGCCTCCTCAAGCATCCGCGCATGGTGTGGATATCCGGGGATGCGCCCGTGGTGTCCTTCATGGCCTGAGCAATCCGCAACGCGGTAAAGGCGGTGGTGCGCTCGGCCGGCAAGACCGCATAGATCTTCTGAGCCAACGCCGTCTGTCCTGCCAGCAAGGCCGCATTTCGTCCCGGGGTCATCAAATCACCCCCGGGGAATAAGTCACTTTCGGATTCAGGTATTCCAGCAGGACGGATCGCGCTTGATCAAAGCTGCGGCACACCTCGACGCGATATCCCGCGCCCTTGAGGTATGCAATCCAGTCTTTCTGGCTTGTGCTGACCCGGCCGTCGCTGGTCTTCATTTCGATCCACAGCCCCGGGCATCCGAAGCGCGGCACCGGCAAACAAAGATCTGGCACCCCGGGCTTCACGCCCTGCCCCTTCAGCTTTGCCGCTACAGCCGCGTGCCGCTGACCGCCGTTGGGAACATGGAAGAGGCGCGATAGCTCCGGGTACACACCGGCCTGAAGGTTGGCCCAACGTATAACCTGGGCTTGAATGGTGTCTTCGCTGGGTCTAGCGAGAACCGCCACGCGACTGGTCGTGCAATGCGTGCGAGTAGCAGCAGTGTTGGGCCATCGCTTCATGCCTGCGCCCCCTGGTCCGTGCCCATGCGCAGCGCATTGCGCGCCATGGCGACAATCCCTGGCGAGTAGCGCTTGCCATTGGGGTTTTCGGTTTCAGCGATCACCCGCTTCCACCCGCGCAACGGATCACGGCCCGACTGGTTCAGGATCGCACCCACTCCCGTTGCCTCCAGCGCCTTGGCGGCCTCTGCCGGCGTCGCATGAGTCGCCCCAGGCGGAGGCAATGCGACAGCGGGCACGGGGATGGCTGCCCATTCGCCCCGGCCCAGTTCATCCGACAGTGCCCGCTCCCAACGTGACTGCATCACCGAGTAGCCGCAGTTCAGCAGGTCATGGGAGCCGACGCGCACCGCAGCCCAGTACACGGCGGGATGGCTCCATTGCCCCACCTCGCCGCGGCGGCGCGCCGTCATCCCCGCAACAGCGTCATGGAATGCGTTCTCCGGGATCAGGCCTGGCCGGCACGCGCGGATGAACTCGCCTACGGCGGGCGGCCAGTCGGGGAACATGCGGCGGCAGGTCCGCAGCCCCTCGGCCACTTCCTGAGGCGTCACGCGGTCCTCGTCCAGCGCTTCGGCCCAGGCCTCTTTCCAGTTCTCGATACTCTGCATGTCCGGGAAGTCCTTCAGCCAGCGCCCCCCGTACGTGCCCGACAGCCGGTTCCACAGATGGTCAATCGGCGTGATGCCATCCAGCTTTTCACGGGGCACGAGCCAGCCGTTTCCCTCAGACGTTGATCGTGCGACCGTCGTCATAGTCGTTGCCTCCTGAGGCTCGATTGCGATTCACGTATTCCGTGGGGTTGAACTTGCCGCCCCGGCCGGATGGTTGCCCACCTGGGGCGAACAGCCCTTGCCAGCTTTTGCCGATGGCATGGGCAATGACCGCTTCCGGCGTGTGGCCCTGGTGCCGGAACCCGGCCAGGTCTTTCACCTGCTGCTTGGCAGCCTCTTCGGTCAATGGCTTCCGAATCTGCACGCGGTGACGCACCCAGCGCCCCCACAGTTCCGCATCCAGCCAATCCGGCAATTCCACGCACATCGGATCGAACCCCGGCGAGCGCTTGCGCGCGCCTGTGACGGTTCTTGATGGTTCTGACGGTTCTATGACGGTTATATGCGGGTGCAACCCGTTGCACCCTTTCATGTCGCCGTTTGCACCCTTTGCGTCGTCAGTTGCACCCTTTGTGTCGTGGTTTGCACCCTTTTCCGCCGGTTCAGGTGGTGCAAAATCTGCACCGTTTTCCTGCTCCGGGTCCGTCGGTTTGAGGGATGCAAAATCTGCACCCTTTATCCAAGCCTCAGAAATCCGGTACTCACGGCGCTGATTGCGGCCGCCGTTGCCAGCATTCACCAGGATCAACCAGCCGGCCTTTTCCATGCCGCGCAGTTGGTACTGAACGGCGCGCACCGACTGGCGGGTCTTCTCGGCCAGGGATGCGATGGACGGATAGATGCCCGTACCTTGATCGCTCGAATGGTCCGCGAGCGCCAGCGCGAGAATCATCTCCCCACCGCCGTTCGGATACCGCTCGAACACCATCCCCATGACTTTCACGCTCATGGCGACTCTCCATACAAACGTTGGTACCCGCGCTCGGCGTCCTCGGGCCATTTGCCCAAGGCGATGATGCGCAAGCGCGTAAGACGCAGCGCAGGAACGAAGTAGCTCAGCTTCATTTCCCACGGCGCGGTTGATTGATCGAGGAAGTAATGGCATCCGCCGCAGCCAAAGGCGATCGCCCAGTCATGGGCCTTGATCCCCTTTCCTTTCCCGTCGCGTATCTGGTTGGAATGGCATGCCACTGTCGTGTCTGTACCGCCCTGGCAGTACTTGGGCACGCGCAGCAAGCATTCCTCGCCCTTGGCAAGGTCCAGCAGCGCCGGGTTGCGATAGACGGTCTTGGGCGGCTTCTTGCCCTTCTTGCGCGCCTTCATGGAAGCGCGGGGCGGCGGCAGCGCCTTTGCGCGCATCATCGGGGCCTTGGCCTTCAGCGGCGCGCCACGCTTCATCGGCGTCTTCTGGCGAAGCGGCGTCTTGCGTTGCAGCGTCATGCAGCCCCCGCTTGCTTTCGAACACGCCACCATGCCGGCAGATGCCACGCATTCACGCGTTGCTTGACCAGCCCATCTCGAACGGCATCGAACAGGAAGGCATTGACTGCGCAGCTGGCGGCCATGGCGCGTGATGTGCTGAACCAGGGATCTACCGGCAACAACGCGGGCTCAACGATGGCTCGCAGCGCCCCCACATCCACACGGCGCGGCGTTTCGATAATGGCCTGGCGGACAGCTTCCACCGTCGCCAGCGGCACGCAGTAGCCCCTGAACATGTGCAGGCAGTCAGCCATAGATGCCGCTCCATGCCACGAACGGCTTGCGGATGGCCGTATGAAACAGCCCTGCTGCCGTAGCGTTGTGGTCCAACTCCGCGCGACTGATGACCCCGCACATGTCGCGCACGTACTGCGCTGCATGCTGGCTCGGGGACACGCCCACAGGGGCGGCACCGATGCGGGAAACAACCCACCGCTGGAACTTCGCGCTGCTGCACATCATTGCAGCCGTGCGCGACAGCGCCGCCCCCTTACGCTCCGCGGACGGGACACGCGCCCGCACGGGTACACCCGATGTTCCGCGCTGCATCATTCTTCGGCCATCCCGCTCAGACGGTTCGCAACACTCGCCACAGCCTCCATGACCACGCGTCCAGCCGCGGTGACGCGTGCAACCTCCTGCTGGTCCACGCCGCCGTCGGCCAGGGCGTCGTACACCTCATGGCCAAACTTGCCATGGGCGACCATCAGGCCGGCGACCTGTTCCAGCACGGAGATGTCGCTTTCACCGCAGGATTCTGGGGCCTTCACCAGCAGATACCCGTTGCTGTGCGCGAATGCGGCCAAGATCCGAGGATCGCCCGTCATGCGGACGATGCGATCCGCCTCGGTAAGGGTCAGGTGGTGCGTGGTGTTGTTGGGGTTGACCTTGTTGCGCAGGACGGCCGCTGAGATGCCAACCAGCGGCCCCAGGGACTCACTCCCACCCTTGTATTCATGCACCGTCAGATCGGCCGCAGTAGTGATGTTCATCTCATGAATTCCTGAACGTATTAATTGCTGCGCAGCGGCCTTACGCTTCGCAGCATGGAAACAAGAATCTCGCCCCGCCCATCAATCGCCACTGGCTGGACGTCGCCCCACGCTCTTTTGGGACCTGTTGGTTCAGGTGTCAGCGATATCTGCACCGGCACGCTACTCACCGGGCCTCGCGCGAGAATCGGGCGGAGGCACCGGCAACGGCGAGTGCTCTGTGTTCGGGATCTTCTCGGTTCCACGCAACGTAGAATCAGTGGTTCCTACGCCACCGTTTCCTACCCTGGGGGAACCTTCTTGGACTTTTCTCTCATCACTAGCGCAGTCGCTGCCATCAATGGCGCCATCGACCTCGGCAAGGGGGCTATGTCCGTCAGAGACGAGGCCAAAGCGATGGACATAGTCCGGGCCATGAACGAAAAGCTGCTCGATGCCCAACAGCGTCTTTTCGAACTCAGCGCTGCCATCAACGCGCTGCAACATGAGAACTTCCATGCCACACAAGAACTCCGAGAAGTTAGAGAAGCCCTCGCAGAGCGCGGCCGCTACTCGCTTGTCGAGATCAGTAACGGCCAGCTGACTTATCGGATAAATCCCTCCCCAACACTTTGCGGGGCCAGCGACCCAAGCTCCCCGGAGCCTGATCACTACATCTGTCAGAAGTGCTTTGACGGCCCAGGTAAGAACAAGGTTGTCCTGCAACGCCGGTTCCGCACCGGAGGCCGGAATTCGTACTGGCACTGCGCCGGCTGCAATATGGGATGGGCCTTCGACAAATGATTGAGCGCGTCTGCTAGCGTCGTGGCTACGCATAGGAGGGCTCCCGAAGCGGAGTGAGCAGCTCCCGACTGCTATGACTTACGCCCTCAATCCACACACCCTCTGAAAAGGAATTGCCATGGCGACCCTCAATCGCGAGACTCAGCTGATTTGCCTTCAACGCCTGGCCGCGGAGTATCCGAACGAGGTAAATGTAGATTCCTGGGAAAACGAGTTCCCTGACTGCGCCGTGAACCTTGCGTACCTGCATGAACACGGCTTGATCAACGCAACCATCGTGCGCCCCATGTCCGGGCCTGCTCAGGTCGTTGCTGCCTGCATCACCGCGCAAGGGATGGATTTCCTTGCCGACGATGGAGGCCTCGGCGCGATCCTCGGTGTAGTGACTGTGCGGCTCCATGACGACACCATCAAGGCGATGATTGAATCTACGATCCTGCAATCGGACCTCCCGCAGCCAGAAAAGAAGAGATGGCTCGATCAGCTTCGATCGCTGCCCGCCGAGACCACAAAACACCTCGTACTGAAGCTCGTTGATAAAGGCCTGGAGTCGGGACCAACTGCACTTCCTGCAGTCGGAACCCTGCTGGGGATGACCTCATGAACAGCGCGAATCCCGCTTCTGGGCCAAGTTCGACCCAGAATCCGTCAACGCCGGTCGATACCTCCATGACGCACTGGCCGTTGTGAAAAACCAAGGAGGTGGGAAGCAGCTCAAGCGTCTGCACCGACCTATGCATGGGAGGGCTCCTGATGGAGGCGAAAGCCAAAGCGCAGATCGCTGCGTCTTAATGTCATGCTGCCCTCACCTTTTCGACAAGCTCAGGCCAAACCTTGGCCCAGTGCTTGCACAAGAGACGCTTCGGAATACCGGAAGCCGTCTCAAGAGCGGTCGCGTATTCGGCGGGCACATTTCCGGATTTTTCCCACTGTTGGACGGTCTGGTAGTTGTTCGCGCCGGTCTTCCTTGCCGTTGCCACCGGTCCGCCGGCATTGGCGATGGCTTGAGCTATGTGAGAGTTCATATCCATCCAACCACTCTATACAAGAAAAACTAGCATTGCAAGAAATTCCTGCAATGACACAAGCCTTTCTTGTGGGTAACCTCGCGCGCATGCCAACGATCCACAAACGAATCAAAGACCTGAGAGAGAAGCTTGGGCTGTCCATGGAACAGCTGGCCGAGCGCGTGCCCGTTTCCTGGCAGACGGTTCAACAGTGGGAGAACGGCAAGACTGCTCCCAAGCGTGCCAGGCTGGAAGCTGTCGCCAAGGCTCTGCATACGACTCCGGAATATTTGGCGGTGGGTCCCGTCTCAGATCCAGACACCGACGAGTTCGTCGCCGTCCGTCGCCTAGACGTTCGCTTATCCGCCGGTCATGGCGAGATCGTTTTGTCGGAAGATGAGAAGAGCCGCCTTTCATTTCGCGCGGACTTTCTGCGCACTGCTGGAGCCACACCAGAACAGACCGTATCTGTGTCGATAACGGGCTCCAGCATGGAACCTTTGATTCCAGATGGAGCCACCGTCCTGGTGAACCGCGCGGCGACCTCCATCGTCAATGGCAAAATCTATGCCTTTCGCCAGCACGACGAGGTTAGAGTGAAGCGCCTGCACAAAGGCAACGGCGGATTTATTGCCAGGTCGGAGAATGTCCTGGGCAACCCCGATCTACACCTGGATTTCGAAGACCCTGAGATCGAAATCATCGGCAGAGTCTTCTGGGTCGGATTTAGGCTGTAACCGCCTTTTGTCTAGGCCGGCACCAGGCCGCAGGATGATGAGGCGAGGCGGTGGGTGAGGTGGTTCCCATAAACCAATAGAACGCTATGGCCAATTCCACGCAAATTAATTGCAAGCCGCCGATTTTTGAATTGATGTCAGAGCCTACTGCTGTTGCAGGCGAGCATCTGAACATGGTATGGCGGGCCCTTGCATGCCCGCACGGGACCAGCGAGCCTGGCTCAGCCATGATCATAAAGGGGCTTTGCACACCGATATCCCTTGCTACCGAACTCGCGTGTGCGCTTGCAGGCATCTATCTGAAATTACCGATCCCTGCACCGTGCCTAGTTTTATGTGACCCAGATCTCGTAATCCAATTACCAGAAGATCTCCGCCAGCGATCAATGAAGGCATCGGACGGCAACCTAATCTACTTTGGTAGCAGGCTGGTTTTCGAATATCCGATTCGCCCGACTGGTACAGCCGATCCACGGATAATCGAGCGGATATGGAACAAACTTTGTTCAAATGACGTCGCGCCCGCTGGTGCCGCGTGGGACGAGCTTGTTGCCAATCCCGACCGTCATCATGAAAACATGACGTTCGATGGCGAACAATGGTGGCTATATGATCATGACAAGGCATTGGCCCCGCTCGCGGAGCTTTTCGCGCGCTTGGCGGAAATCGACAACCGCCAAACGATCGCAACACATAGAGCCACCCGCAACCAAATTGCGTCGGAAATGGAGAGGCGACGATGCGACATGACGCGCATCGGCCAACGATCGAAGGTGATGTCGAGAGGCTCCAAGGCGTTCGATCTGCTGGTATCGCAAGTTGAGCAATGGATCTATGATGACACTCGAGTGCAAGGCGTGCTGACGTTGACCGCCGACGTCCTGCGATCCATCGGGTTTCGCTTGCCTGCCATCGAGCTGCTTGTTGAGCAGCGCATCAACACAAGGGAAATGCCGCCCCTCTTATGGAGCGATCAGGATGCATAACACGCCACCCGTCATCAAGGCGCGCTACGCACCCGTGTACTGGGAGCCTATGCCGTCGATAAGCGAACGATTCGTGTCGATCATTGTTGTTCAGCCCATCTCTGTCGAGTCCAAGGCCCCACCTACTGCCAGAGTCGTACTTTCATTGGACCGACTTAAGGCAATGTTTGGAAAATCTGCAAAGCACGTTTACGGAATCATGAATGAAACTGCGGATTTTCTGGCCCATCTACTGGAGATGGGAACGCCAATTGAGCGACTTCAGATCCCGTTTACCGGCTTTGCGCTGGGAGATGTGCGCATAGCCCGCGGCAGAACTATTGAGCAGATGCTCGATGGGGCCGTGAGGTCTATTTCGTCACTGAGTGCCGCGGACGCACTCTATCAGCCCACTTCATTGTCGATCCGACGGCAGACCCAAGCCACAGCCAGTTTTATTCAGCGTGTGCGGAGGGAGTTTTCAGTAAATGACCAAACGCGTCGCGAGCGTTTTCGACGTACGCTCCACACCCAGGAAAGTGGAGTGGTTGTCACGCTCGATTATTCATTTAAATCATGGGTCGTTCAGGTAACGAGCCTCCCCCATCTGGCGCGGCAAGAGACACACCTAAGGCGAGAGGCAGAGAGCAAGCTTTTCGAGCTCCAGGCGGTTCGCGGCGAGCTAGAGGGTAATGCTCGTCCGATCCTTATGGTCAACTCCAGCGCGCTGCAACACCCGGCCAACGACGAAACGCACGATCTGGCACATGCCGCCTTCGACCATCTCCAAAAATGTGCCTCTCTCGCCGGGGCGCAAATGATCTCAGCTCGCACGGCAATGGAAGGAGCACGCGCGCTTGAAACAATGCATTGACTGCGCTTGTTAAACGCATTCGAATAGCCACCTACGGGTGGCTTTTTGTTGTCCGGCACCCTCCTATGCCTCTTCCTCCTCGCACTGGATGATCCATCCAGATGATGAGCCGCTACACGCTCGTGAGGTAGTGGTTCCTTGACTGCGCTGAAGTTCCAGCGTCGCCTCTGACAATCCTGAACAGTCACGGCTGATATCACCGGTGCGCTTCAAGCGGGCACTTTTTGTCCGAACCGAGCTACTACAACGATAAATACTGGTTTTTCTTGCATGCTAGTTTTTCTTGTGGCACATTACATTCATGCGGCGACCGATAGTCGCTAGAACACCGACAGTACCGCTCTTTAACAACCGAGGCCGCCCGCCCCCATCGGGGAAGGGCGAAACAGGACGACCAGGCGCCAGCGCGCCCCCAGCCCCTGTGTGCCTGGCCCACCACGGCCAGGCAACGCCCAGCCGGGCGTGGCGACGATAACCCCGGCCTCTTTCCGATTCCGCTGAAAAGCGGGTTTCGGCCAGCGCCGCGTGCGGCGCTTACCGAAGCAACAATCCTCGTGCGCCGACTACCAGAGAAAGTAATTGGGACTGACCAGAAGGCGTGATCTAACTTTGACCCGGTCGCACAAGGAGGTGTCGGCGTGAAATGCCAGTTGAGGTCTCGCCCCCCCTGCGAGCTTGGCGTATGCGCCAAGTGTGCGCTCAGGAAACTGAATGCCGCGCTGCGTGATTTCGTTGTACTTATGGAGCGTCAGATCGCCACTGCCTAGAATACTCTCTTCCCCGGTGCTCACATCATCATCGGCTGGGATCGAATGCAGTTTCCCTTGAGCGGTGATAAATCCGTAGTCCGAGACCGTGATGGAGTGATCACTCTTGTTAATGAAATGCACCATGGTTTCCGGCCCATGATCGGGCATGACAGAACCACATCTCACCAAGAACCTATCCTTCTTTCTGCGGGTAAGCAAAATGAGGTTTAAAACCCCTGTAAGCGCCCCGATTACAGCGCCGATGGTAACCACGTACTGATTGAACACTTCAAACGTCATCCTAGATCCCCCAACACCTGTCGGCGTTTGTATATCGTCTCACCGCTTGGAGTATCAACGGGCCTTCGTATAGGTCGAATTGGCTCCTCTCACGAGACCACGACCATTTCCAGGAACATCAAGTTCGTTGAGGACATTCCTGAGACTTGCCAACCGCTCTTGCGCCTCGGAGACTCTTGCATCGGCAGAGTCCAATGTCCTTTTTTTGAAGTTTTGAATGGAGCCCTCACGCTGGCGTATGGCTCGCAAAGAGTATGTAAGAAGTCTTTGGAATATGACTACGTCATAGACCATTTTGGCGGGCACCCGAGTCGGCAGCACCGCAAGCATTGCAGCTTCTGCCCGATCCAGTCTGTCAGTTTCGGCCGAAAACGCTTCGCCGCCGCCTTTATGTGCAGCAATCGACCTGGACGCATCTTTGATTGCGTACAGTGCATCCTCGGCCAACGCGACCACCAATCTTGAGGCTTCCAGGTCTTCACGCCGTTTCTCGTCTTGAAGCAACCGAGTTTGCTGCGTTCCTTGAAACAGGGCACCCGCAAAACCTCCAAGGATTGCGACGATTGCTCCAAGCGCCTGGAACCAGGCCGCCGCCTCCGTACTAGTCCATTTGTTTCCGATTAACGCGCCGACAATCATCGCGGCGATCACCAGGGCGACATAAATCAGCCCGTTCGTACCTCTCGCGAGAAGTCGCGTCACCCCAGACTCAACCATTTCTCTCCTCCTAGATATCGATTCTCGGGCGAATCGTATCGCAATCGATCAAATTAGTTCATCAGACGGGACGCCCATAGCAGCTTCTGTTCATGCCCCGCGTGCGGGGTATCGGCAGGCGCTGTTGCCTGACTTTGAACGGACCCGGCCAACTCAGCAAGTTGCGGCTGACCGCCCACGGGTAAATGGGTGGCAACGGTAGGGCAACGCCGATAGCCCATCGCAGCAATCGGTAGCGGGTCGCTGTGTCACCAGCCCCCGCAGCGCGCAGAAGCTTGCGCGAAGTGTCGTGGTGGTACGCGGCGCTAGACACCCCGGAAAGACGGGGACCATCATCGGGTCGGTAGCTCAGTGGACAGAGCGCCCGGCGTCCCGGAGGTTCGGCAATGCCAACGGGTCGCGCCCCAGACGCATCCGAAGGCAGGCATGCCTCGCTGGTTCGAATCCAGCCCGACCCGATGATGGTGAAGCGCCTTCGGGCGCTCGCTCTTAGGAGCGCGGCGACGGCCGGCCCATCCCCCTTCCCGCCATTCAGGCCGGCGCATCCCCCTCGGCAGTTCGCCGACCGGGGGGGCCAACTTTGTACGAAAGGCGCGCCCCTGGCGACGAGGTGCGCCGGCCTGAGTGGCCTTTTCCCTCCACCTCCCCCCCCCCGAGGACATCCATCATGTTCGCAATGCTCACGCACTCGCTGCGCCAGTTCGGCGCGGCCCTGTTCAACGTCCTGCACGTGATCGCCAAGGCGAATCACTGGTAACGCGCGCAGCAGCCAGATTTTCAACCCGTGGCGCCCGGTCGGCGCCGATCATCCCAGAGGAATCTATGTCCGAAATTACCGTCGGCCAAACCTACACCCTGAAACCCTCGACCCCGCGCGGGAAGCCCCTCGGCGCCAACGTCACAGCGATCAAGCGTCGCGGCCTCGGCCATACCGTCGAGTACCGGAGCGGCGGCAAGACGATGCAGTGTTCGATGGGAAAGTTCAAAGACCGCCTGGCCAGCTAAATAGCCTCCCCCTGCGCCTGAGGCGGTCGGGGGAATTCGGAGAGCGGGCCTACCCCGGCCTCGCTCCAGTAAAGAAGGAAGGGCGAAACAGGACAACTAGGCGTAAGCCCCCCCGGAACCTGTGTGCCTGGGCTTCTTAAGCGTGGACACGCCCAGCCGGGCTGGCAACGATCATCCCCACCATTCACCTGCGCCGCGACAGGACGCAGACAGATAAGTTTCGCGCTACTTTGGTCCCTATTTTTGAGAAGGAACGGTGTCAGCGAAACACCGTTGCAAGACAGCATTCGCCGTTTAATAATTGATCACCCCAGCATCGCGAATCGGAGCAATGATGAGCACCGTTGAGCCCCCGGAACAAGGGAATACTGTTCACCTTAGCAGCTTGGTCCTACTGGATGAACCGTACCGCTACAAGCTTCTGGTAGAGGCCGTTCTCGACTATGCGATTTTTCTGCTCGACGCCAATGGCTTCGTCGCAAGCTGGAATGCTGGCGCCCAGCGCTTCAAAGGCTACGAAGCAGCCGAAATCATCGGACAACACTTCTCCCGCTTCTACACAGATGAAGAACGGGCTGCAGGCGTGCCAGAGCAGGCTTTGGCGATCGCATCGAACGAAGGTAGATTTGAGGCCGAAGGTTGGCGAGTGCGCAAGGATGGCTCGCGATTCTGGGCCAGCGTAGTAATAGACCCCATACGGGATAGCTCGGGCCACCTCATCGGTTTCGCCAAGGTCACACGGGATATCACAGAAAAGCAACGAAGCCAGCAGGAGCTACAGGCTACGCAGCTGGCCCTGCATCGAGCTCAACGCCTGGAAGCGCTTGGGCGCGTGACTGGTGGGTTAGCTCACGATTTCAACAATTTCATTTCAGTCATCGGTGGCGCTACGGAATTGCTGCGCAATACCGAACTCGCTCCCGAAAAGCGCCTCAAGTACCTCAATGCAATTGCGGATACGGTGCAGCGCGCAACTCATCTAACGCAACAGATGCTCGCATATGCGCGCCGTCAGCCTCTTGAGCCGTCCAACGTGGACGTGGGCTTATGTGTCGAAGGAATGAAACCGATTTTCCAAGCCACACTGGGGTCTGCGGTTCGGGTGCAATACCAGCTACCTAGCGAACCATGCCTAATATGCGCCGACGTCAGCCAGCTAGAAAACGCACTGCTAAATTTGGTGGTCAACGCTGGAGACGCAATGCCTTTCGGCGGCAATGTAAAAATTACCGTCAATTGTGCCGACTCGCGCCCGGATGGGGATGGCCCCATGGTCACAGGCCAATTTGTAGTTGTGAGCGTTGCAGACGACGGCGAAGGTATTCCCCAGGAGGTTCTGCATCACATCTTCGAACCTTTCTTTACCACCAAACCGGAAGGGAAAGGAACGGGGTTAGGGCTGAGCCAAGTTTTCGGATACGTTTCGCAAACGGGAGGACATGTCAATGTGGTTAGCTCTTCCGAAGGGGGAACGACGTTCACCCTCTACTTTCCGAAGGTCTGCCCCCCTCAGTAGCTGCAACACAGCACTGTTTCCAGCAAACGAATCAGATCATCCGCGGCCCAAGGCTTCTGGATGAACTTCGTCCCCGGTGGAAGCGCATCGGTGGCCGGGTAACGACGCCCAGACGTCAAAAGCACAGCAATTGTTGGGGATTGACCGCGTATTAGCTCCGCCATCTCCAGACCATCCATAGAGCCAGGCATCTCGATATCCGTGACGACCGCGCGAATGTCGGCGCGCGCGCCAAGGCAGACCAGCGCATCATCAGCATTACTTGCCTCGACGACGACATAACCTTCTCCCGCCAAGATCTCCGCGAGAATCCACCGGGCGGTAGAGTCGTCATCCACGACGAGTACAACCTTCTGCTTTGCGCAAGGTTTGGCGTCTGTCATGTGTCGTAATCCGGTTTGCAGCGGGCGAAGATTCCAGCTGCAGTCGCCCCGCTCGCACGCGTGGCGGGATTTCTTGTTTGTTGGCACCGCCGAAGGGCGAACTGGCGCTCTTCTTGGCCTGTTACGCCGTCGCTCGATAGCAGCAAGTCTCATGCCTGTCTATGGCATCCACGGTATCGGCAGGCGCTGTTGCCTAATCAAGAGTTTCTTGAAGCCCTGCTCGACATCCTCGCGCCCATTCTCAACGTGCAGGACCGCAACGGCGACCTGAAAGACCTACCCAACCTGCCCCGATCATCGGAGCGGCCTCGGAGAGCAGGCCGGCGCAGCAACGTCACCGGCGCAAAAGTTACTTTCCAACGTGAAGCGATGATCGGGCCTCCGGCCTGCTCTCCGAATCCCACCACCGCACACACCGCGCAGATCCACATGCAAATGAGCAGATGTAGAGGATCAACTGCCGACCAGAAGCGGACTACGATTGCATTGCTCTGTTAGGTCAAATACGACTCGGGCGACTCGCCTCAAAGCTGATGATCCGAGCGCCGTTGCGGGGATGGCGTCCATGCTGGTAGTCACCCGACACCACCACATCTACAAATCCAGTTTCCCGCAATGCGAGAGCCAACTCCTCGACACCCCACCAGCGCAAATGGAATAGGTCAAGTTCTGCCGACAGCAACGCTCCATCCCGCCAGTGTTCGTAGCGCAGATGATCAAGGGTTGTTTGTTTGATGTAATCAATCTCGGCCCGATGACTGGTCAGCGTCAGCAAATCGCTGCCATCCACCGCCCAACTGCGCACGGAGCTCGCCTCTCCAATGAGGCTCTTGATGGGATCAATATCTACGATCAGCCTGCCACCGGGCAGTAGATGATCCCAAAACCGCTTGAGCACGGCCATTGCCGAAGCGGTCTCTGTAATCAACTGCAGCGACCCCGCCGGCATGACAATGCACGCGAAGCGTCGATCGTAGCTAAATTGTTCGAATGTCTGACAGGTCAGCGCTGGAGCAAGACCTCTACTTAGGCACTCCTGCCTACAGTAGTCGAGCATGTCTTGCGACGCGTCGAAACCTTCCATCGCTAGCCCCATCTCAAGCATCGGTATGAAGATCCGGCCATTGCCGACCGCAGGTTCCAAGATCGGGCCATCACACCCGGTCAAGCGCTGCCGATAATATTCCAGGTCGCCGAATGAGTGGCCAATGGGCTTATCTAGGTGGTAGATCCAGGAAGCGAGTTTTCCGTACCTATTTGGCATTTCTTCTCCATGTCAAGATAAGTAGGCTACCTTACGTGACTTGGCCATGAATACAAACTTGGCGGCAGAAGACAACGTCTTACATGGAAGCGAGAACGGTGGGTCAAGCTTCGCTGAACCACCATCGAATCTCCAGACGGATGTCGATGAGAATGAAAAAAAGCGACCTCCACCAAGAAGTGCTGGAGCAGAAAGCCCCTTCAACCTTTCAGCAAGCCGCTTCGATTCAAAAGCGGGCAACGGGGCATCGGCCCAATGCAACCTGTTGCCCACAAAACCAAAGGGCTGGATCCACTGTTTCAATGGATCCAGCCCCTGTACCGCAAGCAGCTTGCCTTAGGGCAAGCTGCCGATTAAATCGCTTTGATCATCGTCGCCGTGGGGCCTTTTTGCCCTTGACCGGCCACGAAGGAGACACGCTGGTTCTCTTCCAGAGATTTGTGGCCATCACCCTGAATTTCAGAGAAATGGGCGAAGAGGTCTTTGCCACCCAGCTCCGGCATGATAAAGCCGAAGCCCTTGTCGTTGTTAAACCACTTCACGATACCAGTTTCAATCTTCAATGTAAGTCCTAGATTTGCAGGGAAAATGTTCCCGCGGCCACTATCAATGATTAGCCGCAACAAAGATATAGCTGTTACGAATTAACACACTCCCTGAATCCAATTCTTCGTGGCTTCAGAGAGCGGCCGGCGCTGCGACGTCACCGGCGCTGAAAGTGACTTTCAGGAATTCACCGGGCTACCGGCCCGCTCCCCGAAGCCCACCCACCACCGCGCACACCGCGCAAATCTCCATGCCCTCAACTATCCCCGCCATCTGGTGGGGCTTGGCGCTGCTCGCCCTGGTGGCGGTAGTCCTGGTCCCCATCGGCAACTACTTCACTCGCCGCTATGTCGCGGCCGATCCCTGGAGCCCTAATGATCCGCCGAATTCTGCGCGTCTATGGCGAACTGCTCATGAACATCACCTTCTGCGTTATCGCCATCGCCGTAGCCCTGCTTGGCTATGGCGAGCGACAACAAGCCGACGAATCCACCATCACAGCCCAGGACTGCGGCAATACCGCTTACGCCGCCAAGGGATAAACCGGAGACCCCTCTCATGTGGTTCAAGAACCTGAAGATTTACCGCCTATCCGCCGCCTGGTTGCCGTTCGGCGATGACCTTGAATACGCTCTGGCTCGCCAGGCATTCCATCCGGGCAACAATTTGGAAATGCAGTCCATCGGTTGGGTTCCGCCCCGCGAGAACGGAGGACTCGCCCACGTTGTCGGCGGTCAGATCCTGCTGACCCTGCGCGCGGAAACGAAGCTGCTCCCCGGAACCGTCATCAACCAGGCGGCCAAGTTCCGCGCCCAGGAAATCGAAGAGCAGCAAGGCTACAAGGTCGGCCGCAAGCTGATGAAGGAAATCAAGGAGCGCGTGATGGATGAACTCCTGCCCCGCGCCTTCAGCGTCTACCGCGATACCCGTGTGTGGATTGATCCGCTCAACCGCTGGCTGGTGATCGACGCCGCGGCGTCTGCCAGGGCGGACGAGGTGATCGGCATTCTGGCGAAGTGCATCGACCCGTTCCCGCTGGAAAACCTCTATGTCGCCCAGTCGCCCGCCTCCGCCATGACCGGCTGGCTCGCCGAGGACGAGGCCCCGGCCAACTTCAGCATCGACCAGGACACCGAGCTACGCTCATCCGGCGAAAGCGGCGCAGCTATCCGCTACATCAAGCATTCCATCGACGCCGACGACGTGCGCCGCCACATCCAGTCCGGCAAGCAATGTGCCCGTCTCGCCATGACCTGGGCTGACCGCATTTCCTTCGTCCTCACCGAAGGACTGGACATCAAGCGCGTGTCTCCCCTGGACGTGCTGAAGGAACGCAACGAAGGTATAGCCGCGAACGACGACGAGAAATTCGATTCGGACATGCTGCTCATGACAGGCGAACTCGCCAAGCTACTCGCCGAGCTTGTTGATGTCCTGGGCGGCGAAAAACGCCTTTAAATCGCCGGCAACGAGCGCGCCCATTCGGACGCCTCGTAATCGGAATACCACCAGCGCTCTATGTGCAGCCGGCAAAAGTCCCTAACGGCATCGCGGACGGTCATATCTTCGGGGATGGTAGCGGCGGCAATCAGCGCCAGCGCCATAGTCCGATCGAGCGCTGAGAAGGCCTGCTGCCCCGCGATATCACGGGTCTCAAACTGGCTATGCAAAGCAACCTGATTGCTCAGGATAGCCGTTTGAACGCACCACAAGAATTGCTCTGCCTTCGTCATTTCTCATCCCTTCCCGCCGCTGAAGTTCTGCATCTTAACTCCCCGGAGTGTCAGCATGACCCATCCCCCCGCATCGTTCAAGACGATGATTCTGGACAAGACGATCAAGCGCGCCGACGCGATGAAGATCCAGTACCACCGGATTCACGTGGCCCCCGACTTCAACCCCCGCGACTTGGACGACTTCTACGAAACCGACATTCAGGAACTGCTTGCCCACATCCTGGCCGGCGGTACGCTGCCGCCGCTGGAGGTCATCGCGATGGCCGACGGGTCGGGCGTTGAGCTTGTCGACGGGCATCGGCGCTTCGATGCCATGGGGCGTGCCATCGCCCAGGGATTCCCCATCGATTGGGTTTCCATCGTGGCCTTCCAGGGCAACAAGATTGATCGCCTGGCACGCGTATACACCAGCAACAAGAATTCTCCCCTGCGCCCCCTGGAAGCAGCGCGCGGCTTCAAGCGCTTCCGCGGCGCCGGCCTGGACAGCGCGGAGATTGCCGCCCTCGTCCATTGCAGCCGTACCCATGTCGAAAACTACCTTGTCCTGGCCGACGCCGAACGCGAGGTGCAAGAACTGGTCCGCAGCTGCAAGGTGTCCGCCGAGGTCGCTATCGACGCCGTGCGCAGGCTGGGCGCCAAGGCCGGCGACTTCCTCACCCGCAAGGTGGACCAAGCCAAGGCCGCCGGCAAGTCCAAGGTGACCGCCAGCACCATCCACGGCCGCGCCCTCCCCCGCAAAGTCGTCTCCCCGCTCATCAGCGGTGTGGACTCCTTCATCAAGGGGCTGGACGCGAACCAGCGCGCAATCCTCATCGACATCCAGGAGGGCCGCGTAGCCGCAGACACCATCACGGTCAAGACGCAAGATCTGCTGGACCTGTTCGAAGCCCACGGAGCCGTCGAAACCGTCCGCGCCAAACGCGCCGAGAAAGCCGCCAAGGAGGCACAGCAAGCCGCCCCCGATACACAGGCACCTATAGACCTTCAACAAGAGGAAGCCACTGCATGAGCGCCCTTACCGAAAACGAATTCCTGCGCGACGTGGCCGATCACGTCATGGAGGTCATGCGGGATGAAGGCGTGTACCGCCACATCCGGTTCCGCGAGCCCGGCACGATGTGCATGCACTTCGATCTGATCACCTGGCCGGGATACCTCTGCTACACGGGCGACATGGGCACCTATGTGTTTACGCGCTTGGTCGACATGTTCGAGTTCTTCCGCACAGATCGCGAATACACACAGCGGTGCGGGCGCCGACTGGCAGTCAATCTGTCGTACTGGTCCGAGAAGCTTGAGGCCGTCAACGGCAGTCGGCGCGGCGGGGCTGCCGAAGAGTTCGACCCGGCAAAGTTCCGCAAGGTCATAGAAGAGTATCGGCTGAACTGGATCCGCGGCGATGCACGCAGGCTGTTGACCAAGGACGAACGGCGCGAACTCTGGGAGGCAGTTGACTGCCACGTGCTGAACCGTATCAATGACGGCGAGCACTACGCCTGCACCGCCGCAAACGACTTCAATTGGACCCCGTCCCGCTATACCCCCGGCCCTGGCCGTACCTGGTTCTTTGACGATCTTTGGGAACACAACTTCAACGACTACACGCGCCGGTTCCGCTGGTGCTGCTTCGCCCTTGCCTGGGGCATTGAAACCTACGACCGCAGCAAGGAGGAAGTCACAGCATGAGCGCCCCCGAGATATCCATCCCGTTGAAGTCGTGGACGCCGCCATCAATGGCTGGTTCAGCACCCTGCCGGACAGCCGGGATCAGCAGGAGCATTTCCGTATCCGCATGCGCGCCGCCCTCGCGGCGGCGGGCTATACCGCCGCTCCTGCTGCTGGCGATGCGCAGGATGCGCGGCGGTATCGCGGCTGGCGCGACGCGATGATGGCCGAGGACACCGAGCTCCGGCAGGCCGTCGCCGCTGCCCTTCCCTGCGACGTAGGAGACACGCGACCGCCGACCGGCGCGGAATGGGATGCCGCCATCGACGCCGCCATTGCCGCCCAGCGCGGTAAAAGGGGGTGAACGATGGTGCCCGACCATATTTTCGACAGGCCCGCCTAGTGCGGGCTTCGCTTTGGAGATTCAGATGAACGAGTATCTATCGGCGTCTGACCTGGCCGAACTGGTCGGGTGCAGGCCGAATCAACGAGCAATGATGGCGCGCTGGCTCGACCGACATGGATGGCGCTATGCCATCGACAAGAATGGTGTCCCGCGGGTTCTGCGGTCCTATCGAGATAAGAAACTTGGAGTATCAGATGGCCCGCAAAAAGCCAGCCTCACCGGCGCGCCAAACCGAGAAGCGTTCGCCCGCATGGGAAAAAACCGCAGTACCCCGGCTGTACAAGCGCGTCGGTAAGCAGCGCATTAGCTGGATCTACAAACACATGGATGGCCGGTCCCAAACGTTGGCGTCATGTGATGTCGGGGACCGAGAAGCACGCTTTGCTGCTGAACGAAAGGCGAGCCGAACCGCCATTGAGATTCAGGAAGGCGCAGTGGTTGCGGGCTCGGTCGCCGACATGATCGAGCGATTCGAACTTCAGGTAGATCCGGAATACTACGCAGACCAATCAAAGGACGGCCGCAAGATCCGAAAAGCGATGTACGAAAACCTCGTCAAGTTCTTCGGGAAGATGGGGCCGGCACAGTTGACCACCCAACACGGCTATCAATACCTGGAGGACCGTGCCGCAGGCGGCGCCCCCATCAAAGCCAATAAGGAAATAAGCCAGTTCTCCGTCATCTGCCACTACGGGGTGCGGTGGGGCCTGCTCGCAGCCAACCCGTTCATCAATATGATGAAGAACAGGGGAACGGCGGAAGCCAAGGCCGTGCCGCGCAGGCTGATCCTTCGGTTCTACCTGTGGGGCCTAAAGCAACGGCAGAACTTCCGCACGATGGGATGCGCTGCCATGTTCACCTATCTCACGGGCTTTCGCTCGTCCGAAGCACGGCCATTCTTGAAGTCTGGAATTCAGAAGGATGCCGTACGCGTCATTGCGACGAAGCGCCGGAAGGGCGAAGTCATCACCGAAAAAGAGCGGACTTGGTCCACGCGGTTGCGCTGTGTCGTGGCCCGTTCTCTCGACCGTCAGGACCAAGACAGCCCGTACCTGTTCGCGCCAACGAAACGAAGCGGTTCCTATACACGATGGGGATGGGCTTCAACCTGGAAAGATGCCATGCTGGCTTGGATTCAGACCTACGATCCGGCGGTTAGCGAGAAGAGCCTCACTGCGCACGCGATGTACTTCAATCTCCAGGACATTCGACCCACCGCAATCACTTCGAAGCTGCAAAAACGCGAGGCAGATGCATACGATTTTGCCGCACACGCAAACCCTGCGACCACTCACCGGCACTACGACCGACGACGCGTAAAACGCGCTTCCGCGACTGAGTAAAATTCTAACGCTGGCTATTTAGTTCTAATGCTTGCCATGTTAGCGAATCGAAACCGCTAATAAGCGATTGATCTTTCGGGAGATTTTGGCGCGGCAGGAGGGGCTCGAACCCCCGACCTCAGGCTTAGAAGGCCCGTGCTCTATCCAGCTGAGCTACTGCCGCGCGGTGTGGTGATGGCCCGGAAAGGATCCGGGCGCCGCATTTTACCTTGTTGCGGGCGGCTTGGGCGGCCGGCCCGCAACACAGGCCTATAAACCCTACTCTTCGCCTATGTCCGCATGGGTCGACACCCACAGCACCAGGGCGTCGTCCGGACTCAGGCTGATCACGCGATGGCCCATGCGGCTGTCTATGTAGAAGCTTTCCCCAGCCTTCAGGCGGGCGGGCTCGTAGAACTCGGTGTAGAGCTCGACCTCGCCTTCCAGCACATAGACGAATTCCTCGCCGCGGTGGCGGCTCCAGTCGTGGAATTCGTCGAAGGAGCGGGCCTTGACGCGGGTGTGGAAGGGCATCATGCGCTTATGCGACAGCGCGGTGCACAGCAGGCGGTGGTCGTAGTACGGGGTTTCGTACTGGCGCCCTTCTCCCTGGCGGCTGAGGCTGCGGCGGCCGGTGCCCATGTGGGCGTCGGACGCGGTGAAGAGCTCGGCCACGTCCAGCTCCAGGCCCGCCGCGATCTTGATCAGGTTGTCATAGGTGGGAGACAGCAGGCTGTTTTCGATCTTGGACAACGTGGACGCGGACACGCCGGTGGCCGCGGCCGCCTGCTTCAAGGTCCACGCCCGCGCCTGGCGCAAGGCTCGCAGCCGCTGTGCCAACACGCTTTGTTTGTTGCCTTCCAT